TTGTTATTTTTGTACCTGTATTTTTTCCGGTGCTTGTGAGTTTTTTATTTTCTAATACTGCAGTGCTTGTTTGTTCACTATTAATATCGGGATAAGAACTGTTTATATCTTTTTCGACTTCGTATGTAAAGGTTTTCATGTAAGTGGCTTGTGTCTGCGCTGTAGCTGGTTTTGGAGCAGCTGGTGTTGGTGAATCAAATATGTTTGTTGGTTCCGGTAACGCCATGATTGCAGGGTCTTTAAATAAATCTCTTGCTACAACTGTAGATGTTTGTTCAGCCATATTATATTCCTTTTATTTGTTTTTGGTATATATCAAAATAATTGTACGTTTTCACGGCTTTTATTTCGTTATTATACTCGCCTCCTTCAAAAACATGCTTGACTTCTGTAACGTAATACGTGCCAAGCATTCTTTGATCAAATTCGCTTATGTCTAAAGTTGAATTTCTGTTTATTCCTATGAATCTGTTGGCTTGCCTGTGTGTACTACCTGGCACTTTGAAGCTAATAGCTTGATTTAGGAAAACAGCTGTCTTTAAAAACTTGTTTCTACCGTAGCTCAATCGTTGTGCTTTAGACTGAATAGGAGTGTCTTCATCATCTGTTTTAGTTGAATATTCATTTCTTAAGTTTTTTGATAAAAACTTGTAAGTACCAGCTGCAAAGTTTGTTGAATATTGGCTGTTTAGTGTTTTTACATAATTAGAATAATAAACATTGTTAGATACTTCATAAGAATTGTCAATGACGTCCATTGAAAACTCATGATTATTAAAATTGTAGCTGTGAACTATGCTAGAATTAACAAGCTGTTGTGTAAATTCACCGGGCATCATGTCGATGGTAAAATTATTGATAGTTCCTGCAGTGTACATATACACTGTATCTTTGTACGGGGCATATCTTATAAATTGTGTAGATGAAGATACTATTTTATCTGAAAAGAAATCTGTATATCCTCCAAGAAGATATGTTTCTAAGAAATAAGGCCCGGGTAACCCGGCGTTAGCCTCTTTGTCAGGGACCAAAGGATCAGGCTCTAATAATAACGCTTTTTTAAAAATAGATGTCATGCTTTCTAACGTAAAAACGCGAGACGATCTATCTAATTCTAGCAAAGCAAAATCATAGTTGTTGTTAGAATCTGAAACGTGTCTGTCAAGCAGATAATTGAGAGTATCTATTCCTTTAAAATTTGCTGGAGAAGAGAAAAATATACGTGATGCTCCTTTATCAAACTCTTCAGATTTATCAGTTATTGTAACAGGATAACCATCTTCATTAGAAAAGAAGCTCGTCAAAAACGTTTTTATTGCTTCATGTGTTGGCAAGCTACGCTGTGCATTACTTGCATTTATTGTATTGCTGTTGTTGCCAAAATTAGCTGTAGAATAATAACTATTTTTTTCTAATAAAATTTGTTCATATAAATCTCTAAAGTACAATTTTTTATATTTTGTGCCCGGTGTATCGAGTAATATTTCTTCTGTGTTGTATATACTACCGTGCAAAGTAATTCTAAAATATTTGTTAACGTTTTTGTCTTTTGCGTCTATTGGTGAGCTAGCTTCATTAATTGTAAATGTAGGAAAAATATCAATTAATATTAAATCTCGTGAATCACCTTTGAATAAAAACCCTTTTTTAGCGGGAGTATTTGGTGCGCGTTGTTCATTTACAGCATCAATTTGTCGTTCAATTATATCAAAAGAATTATCTAGAATAATGTACCCATTATGAAAAGGGGAAGATGCATTGTCGGTGAGCACTAATTGCTTGAAACTAGCTGGTCTAATGTAATAAGCTCTGTCATGAGTATTAACAATAACAATAGCCATTGAATAAGGTGTACCTTCAACGTTAGTAAAATTTACGACTTCAGGTTTTTTGTTTATATTTTTGCCTCCTGGTATACCAAGTTCGGGTGTATTGTCAGTTACTGGTTGACCGGGAAATTTTCTGGCAAAGCCGGGTGTACCGCGTAATTCAGGAATAATCCACTCGAGCCCATCACCTGTAGGGTCTGGCCACCCACCGATACCCACTACATTATTCTCATCTGGTGTTGGAAATTGAGTAGCCATAAATTATACAAGTAAACGTTTAATATCGGATATAATGTTTTTAATATACTGCGGTTTAACTATTTTTATGTATGTACCTTGCGCAGGTATTACTACAGGATTTCTTATTTTATTAACCAAACAAATTAACCACCATAATTCAATAGTTTGATAAGCATTAAAGCTTACTGTAGTCCATGGTGACCTTTTTTTAACTTGCATAAGATACACTTTTTCGTCATCGACCTCATAATTGTTTAATGAAATGGCTTTTGAAATGTTATAAAAGTACTGATTGTCTTCTGTTTTGTACACTTTAAATATGTTCTCATATCTTGAAGGCACTAGAGCAGGCAAATCTGTTATATCGTTTTGATATGAACCTTGTTCCATATATAGTATTTATAATGCCTATATGAGGCTATAGTTATATTTGACTGCCAATTCCGCGCTGAATTCCTGAATTTAAGAATTGATCAATTAAGTTTGTAGCGCCAGAAGATGCGGTATTGCCGACTACCTCTATAGTACCAGGAGCATTCATTATATTCAATTGATCCTTAAATTGATCTAAAAGGGAGCTGCCGTTATCAGCAACACCGTTTTTATCCATTACTTGTATTGGGCCTGTGGGATTAAGCATATGATACATAAAGTTTTTCGATTCGGCAATAAGCCCTTTGAGAGATATTTTTATCATATAAGCATCAGGTATTACTGCATCATATGTGTAAGAGTTTATTAATGTATTTGTTCTGCTATTAGCACCAGGTGGAAGCGGTATTTTCATCTGTCTGCGTGCGCCTTGAAAATCTATTTGTAAGCTTTGAATGTATGCAAATGGCATGTATTTAACTCCTGGAATATACACTTCATATACTTTAGGTTGTTCAATTACACTAGCGTTCTTTCTGGCTGGGCGATTGTTATAAAGTAATAAAAATATTAATTGCCAGTTCTTAATTACATCATCATAAGTTGCTGAGCCGGTATTAATTAATGGAAAAGTAAAGGTGAAATCTTCGCCATCTGTCGGGTAATTAAAAAACTTTGATCGCTCGACATAGGTAACTCCTTTAATGTCGCGACCAACTGCTACAGCATCAGCAATATTAGCTGCTATTTCTTTTAATCCACCTAATGCTCCAAGGTATCCACCTGGGCCGCTGTCGCCAGAGAATGCATTTTGCGCTGCAGCAGCAAAATTTTCAAAATAAGGTAGTCTAAATTGCCAGCCTGTGTCTTTAGTTAAATATAAATTTTTATATGGTTGTAGCCAGGTGTTTCTTCCATCAGCAAATGTTGGATTTTCGTCGCGTATGTTATCATAAAATTCTTTTGCTCTATCAACTAATTTTTCACCTGTTTCTGTTGATTGAACTGCTTTTTTACCTTCGCTTAATATTTGTTTTACCGCTTTACTAAAAGCTTCGACGTTGCTGTCGCCTACTATGTTTCCAGCTATACCAGTAAATCCATCAATAGCAGCACCGCTGCTATAAAGTAATTGCGCTATTAATGCATTTGTTTTTAATTCTTTTTCTACTAATCGTAATTCAGGTACTTCTTCTCTTGCGCGGTTGCCTTTAGGTGAGTAGGTCCAGTAAAAATTTTCCACCACATTCACTACACCGCCTTGTGCGCCGCCCGGTGCAACTAATGCAGGTGGGGCGTTATTATCACCGCCTTGTGCCTGTGAAAACTGAAAAACATGGTCTACGCTAGTCATATTATTACATTACTTATGTTATACTGGAGCATATGGCGAGTTTAACATGCTGGATCTAAACGTTCCAGTAGAACTATTACTATTTAAAACAACGTTTCTAGATGAATTGTTGACATTTATAAGTTGAGGAGCGCTCTTATCTGAATTAGCGGCAGTTGCAAACCCTCTATCGTTAATTTGATTACCTTTCTGTATGTTCATATCAATGTTGCGTAAAAGTTTCTGTAATTCTTCTGTAGCTTGCTTGTTTGCATTTAGTGCTTCTATAAGCTCATTATTATCAGCTTTTTCTGCTGCAGAAGCCTCTTGTAATTTTAAATTTGCATTAGTTAGTGCATCTATTAATTCGATTCCGCTAGCACCAAACATTTTTTCGAATTTACTTGTTTCTAAGTTAATATTTTTTTCAACTGGCTTATATTTATCTTCGTAAACTCCCCATTGACGCGGTTTATCGATAGATAATTGCGCGTTTTTAGGTAATTTATTAAAATTAACTTGTTCTTTCATTATTTTACAGAAATCTTCCCAACAAGCGTCTTTGGTTTTAGCTAAATCTGTAATTTTTTCTGATTTTTTTTGCTCAGGTTTTGGCGCGCTAGGTTGTTCAATAGGCTTATTAATATTATTTTTAGCTTGTATTAGTTTTAAATTTGCATTAGTTAATGCTTCTATCAATTCAACTCCTGTAGCGCCAAACGTTTCCTCAAACTTGCTAGTTACTTTTTTATCTTGTTTGGGTGTTTTATTTTTATCTATTAAATTGGTTTTGTTTAGTGGAGTTGAAATTTTATTTTTTGTTTTATCAGCAAAGTTGGCTGTGTCTTCTATGAGTTTAGAGGTATCATCTGCGTTCCTTGCAAGTTTTTTAGAAGCGTTAATAAGATTAATACTCGTATCTTCAAAAATTTGCTGGGTTTCGTTTGCAAATTTTTTAAATGATGGTTTTATATTATCTAAAACTTTGGTCACTTGCTCATTAACGTCTGGTTTCAAATTAAGCTTAGCATTTTGCATTGTGGATGTACTGTCGAGTTTAACTTGTGCTAATATTTTTTCTGGTGGTGTCTCCTTAATTAAAGGTGTTTGCGTCTCTTTCTGCTCATTTGTATCTCTTTTAACTGGTTCAACCGTTTTTGCTGTTTCTTGCTCTTGCTTTTTTTGATTGTTTTTAGCTACAACAGAATCAAAAGTCTTTTTTATGTTGTCCTCATATGCTTTTGTAGCGGCGCCTTTTACTGCTCCAACAATTGCTCCGGGCAATCCAGGCATCATACCTGTAAATGCACCTTGAATAGAACCAGGTATTGCGCCTTGTATGGCTTTGGTTGTGTTATTTGTGAGCTGTGTAGGAACGGTAACTGTTTGTGCTGATTGTTTTTTACCTACAATTTTTTCACCAAAAGGTACTTTTTCTCTAATAAAATCCTTAGCTTTTTCTTTGGCATTGTGTATAAGGCGTTGTAATTCTTCGCGAAGTACACGTACAATTTCATCTCCTGCGTCTTTAATGACTTGAATTATAGTATCAAACACATTGCGTACAAATATTTGCAGTTCATTAGACCACTTAGCAAGAATATCCTCCCAGGATTTATTTTGTGATCCCGGGCCACCGAAAAATCTTTTAATTATTCCCCGTATACCGTCTTTGTTAGCTGCTTCAATATATTCTGCTATTGTTCTAAAAAACTGTAGGTAAATTAATATATCAGGCGCATGAGCTTTTAATAAAGCCTCACCCTGTGCTCGCTCGTCTGCATTTGGGCTTAAATAATTTGTGACACCTGAAAAAATATTTACTACACTGTTTAGTAACTTACTGAGTTTAGCAAAATTATCAGCAATATTAGAAATAAACTTTGAAAAATTACCTGAAACTAATTCAGCATTTTCACCGCTTCTACCACCTGTTTTAAATGCTTCGTTCCAGATTTCTTTGAGGTTCGTTTTATTAAATTCATTAATAAAACTCACTACAGGTTTCATAACTGGAAATAAATCAGCCAGTTGATTCAATGTTTCAGTTGTAGACAGCTTACCGCTAAAAATATCTTTAGTTAGTTTTACTAATTTTCCTAGTGTTGAGTCTGGGTCAGGTGTGAAAAAGGCTTTGATTCGCTCCCATGCATTTTTAAAAAACTCTTTTATTTTTTGTAAAATAGATTGCCCATCTATCTGATTCCCGGTAGGGGCACCTTCTATAAATTCTTCTTTTTTTATACCTATTAAATTTGCTATAAATTCAGCACCAGGAATTGCAAATGCTAATCTTTTAAGACCTTTTTTATAATTACCTTCGCCTATTAGTTTAAACGCGTCATAAACATCAATTAACCTACCTACTATGGGTAAGCTTCTTACCCATTCTTTTAAAACTTTATCTGATTTATTAAATTTTGATAAAAACCCTGTTACAGATTGATAAACGCCTGTTTTTTGAAAATTTTGAAACAGTTGTTTTACTAGTGGAAATTTTCCGACCCCGAAACCTAATGCAGCTACCCCACCGAGCAATAGCCCTATGGGTCCTAATATTCTACTAAAAAACCCTTCACTTTGCTTGGGTTGCTTTCTTACTTCTTTTAAGAGAGCGTCAAACCGTTCAGATTGATCCAACTTTTTTAACTGCATCAACGTTTTTTTAGATAAGGTTATTTCTTGCGGTTCACTTTTTAAGCGCTTCTCTCTTAATGCATCTCGTTGTTCTCTACGATTCATAGATGAGTTAACAACGGCAAAATTTTTATTAATAATTTTGCTTAAATTTTTTATACTTTTTGCTTGAGCTTCTTGACTTTTAGCAAGCTCTAGCAGGCTCCTATCTATTACACCGAGCATTTGCTCAGGTGTTAGAGTATCTGTATTAGCCATACAGATATTTATAAAAAATTATTAGATCGTGAAGAAGCTTCCGTCTACATCTATAGTATTTTCACCTGTAGTAGTATACTTAGATTCAAAATCTCTAAATAGTTTAATGTAATCTAATAGTTTTGTAACTAATTGCGACGGAAGTTGTTCCGCAAACTTAACTGCGTCTTCAGCAGATATTTGTGAAAAGTCAACGACAGTATTTGTATCTTTTAATGTCACTCTTTTAATAAACTTTACTAATTCTAATACAAACAGCTCGCCTAAAATAGATTTTAAATCAGTGTCTTGATTAATAGAAACTTTTTTGAGTGACAGTTGGCTTACTCTACGGTCGTCAGAAATTTTAGGGGGTAGAACTGCTAGCGCAAAATTATCATGTTCAAGAGTTTTTTCACTTACATCACCAACTGATATGTTTTTGTAGTTTTCAGTTACAATATTTAAATCAATGTTATTATTATTAATTGTGTATCTGTTATCTAAACATTTTGCTCGAAGAGCAACTGTGATAGCTGTACGATCAAATACAAACAAATTTTCTGTATCGACGCTTTCTTCTAAGCAATTTTGTTTTATAATATCAGAAATGCTAATATTAAAGGCTAATTTTGTCAAAGATTCATCTATAGTAGATTTTAGTAATGCCTTTTGCTGTACAAGAGTAATACTTTTAAATTTTAATGTTTTTCCTAGAGAAGGAATGAACACATCCAGGCCGGCGCGCTTGTTGTATTGCTCTAATTGTTGTAACGCAGCATTTACATTGCTCATATCAATATATAGTCGCAGAATATAATTTTATCAACTATCTGGTAATTGCGGCAGGGTTAGGATTAGCTTTTTTTTCTGCAGCGCGGCGTTCTTCATTTTCTTTTCTAAATAAATTCATGTAGATGTTTAGTTCTGCAAGAGTGGAATTTTTGATTAAGTCTATATCTAAATTCAATTTTGAATTAAGTACATACTCTAATTCATAAAAAGACATTAAATCCCTTTTAAAAACTAATTTTATAAAATCGTATAAGGTATTTTGCATCAAAGATAAAGGTATTTCTATATATTTACCAGTGTGCGGGGACGGTACAGAGAGTAGTTTGCTTGTTATACTGTTGTCAATATTAGCTATAAAATGTCTAATTTCATTATCAATTTTAGCGGGCAATGCACTTAAAAGCTCATGAGTTGGGGCAAAATCTTCATTGTTAATAGTTATCTTGTTTATAAAATCTTCAGTGCTGTAAAATAATTTTTTAGGTAAATTTAGGTGTAAAGTAAAATTTTCATGCTGTATGCATTTGTTAGGTACATTTATTGTATTTAAAAGATTTAATATGGGCAGTAAATCTAATGTAACATTAAAGGTTTTTTTAGTTTCGGGACATGTAAGAAGTAAATCAACATTAGATTGTATGTTGAGCACTCTTACAGTCAGTAGTATTTTTATTTTTTCTAAAAAATTAAATGTGTTGGGTTGTAGACAAACTAGTTCAATTACATTGTTAAATGCGTCTTCAATATCATCTGTATTGTTTGTAATTAAGAATTTAGTTAGGTTTTTATATTCTTGAAATTTAAATTCTCTTAACAAAACTTTAGTACCATCATTTATTTTGCAATGGTATGTAAAGTTGTTCACGTAATTAATTAGAGGATACCAATAGGATTTATACTGCCAATGCCATTTTGAAGTGTAGTAATACGCGGTACTTGACCGTTTGCAATTCTGTTAACAATATCTGATACAGGGAGATACAAACTATTTTCAACAGTATAGTTTGAATATGTCCATCTTGTTTGGTAAGTGACTAATTTTTCATTATCATATTCATATGTCTGCTCTGAAATATTGTATGGTACACAATTATAAAATGAAAATACTTTTCTAGGTATCATAGAAATATTTTGAAAAGAACGGGTGTAGGACAGCAGTGTCATGTTAACTTTCATGTTTTTGAGATCGGGCACTCTTGCAGTGGGTGTATCATTGGGGCGGGCTACCATGCCAAAATGTGATCCAAGAATAACCCACGGTCTTAACACATTATCAACAAATGAAGTATTAGTTTCTTTGAACGTAATAACAAGGGAGGGTGGTTCAGTGTTTCTTGGACCTGCAATAACACCAGGTATAAATCCTCTATTATTGTTAACAGACACCGAGCCAGGTTCAAAACTTTCAGTTGGTATAGTAACATCATGTGCAAACAAGCAGCCAATAATTTTTTGTAATGGGAAGCTTTTTAATATCGATACAGCTGTATTAATGTTATAGCCTTTTCTTGAACCGTCTGTTCGTTCAAGCGCTTGAACAATAGATGCATTTAATGCAGCGGGGTATCTGTCAATTACAACTATCCATTGTGTCGACATTGGAATCGTAGTAAACCAAGATTCCATTTGAAACAAGAAATAATCGCGAACACTGATTAATGGTACTGCTGGTAAATTGAAACCGAACAAGTCTGTAATTTGAGGAGCAAATAAAGGGTTTGTGCCTCTGCCGATGTTTTGAAAATTCTCTGCTAAGCCTGTAAAAGCAGAGTTAAACGGGTTGTTCACCTAATTATTTATTAATTAGGTCAATTTTCTAAAATAATGATAAGCAAATGTAACAGGGAATTCTACTGTTTCACCGGTGCCGCCAGCAATATTGTAATTAATGGCTCCGACGCTACGAATAGAAACACCTACCAATTGATACTGTGCAATTTTGGCTAGCTGATTGTCAAGCTGTACCAAATCCATGATAGCTGTCTGCTTTGGTGAGAAATAGTTACCAGTGCTTGTGCTATCATCAAAAATATCACGAGACCACTGTTCAAACTTCTGTCTTAGCTGAGAAGCTGCATCACAATAGAAATTTAAAGTATAGGCTTCACTACCTGGGTATGTTGCGTTACCGGGAAGATTAAAGTTTAATCCCATGTAAGGGACTGCAACATTTGTAATGGCTCTTTCAGGCAATGAGGCTGATTTACAATATACCAAATCATCTTGATTAAAAGATACATTGCTTGCTCCGCCTGTGTTGATTGAGAGAACGCGGAAATTATAATCGCGTGCGAATTCTCTACTTGCTGCTACTCTGTAAAAGTCTGTGATTAATTGGGATACATCAGCCATATTAATTATTTATCCTTTAGGATACAATCTCCTGGAAGTTTGTACCTGTTCTTGTAGCGTAGAAGTTGCAGAGAATAAACTCTGTTGTCTTTACTGGCTTCAAGTAGATATCGACAACCATTGCGTTGTCATCGATAACGTCAGGGGTGTTGTTACGCTCGTCACAGATGATCAGGTAATCATAAAGACCTTGTGTATTCTTTGCTTGTTCAAAGATGGGCTGCAAGGTATTTACAACCTGTGTTCTTGTGAAGAGTGTGTTTGGTTCAAACAAGAAGTACTTGATTGTATCGCGTACAGATATTTCAAGCGCTAAGAACAATCTACGTACGTTGATACGATCAAATGCACTGGGCTTTTTCTGCATGGTCTTTTGACCAAAGATTACAAATCCTTCAGCGGGGAAATATGCAACAGGATTGATTGGTATCTTGTACAACAAATCACGTTGCTTCTGTTGCGGGTAGAATGCGATGTCTGTTACACCAATTACTTGACCGCGTGTGAAGCCGGCGGGAGCATACCATGGCTGGTAGTTGCTATCAGTTGTTGCCATGATGGCTGCGGCATATCCGGAGAAAGGTACCCAGACTTGCTGATTTAGCACAGGATCTACTGTACGTGCGCATGTTGCATATGCACAAGCATAACTATTATCTAATGGACCGTAAGTGTTCTTTAATGGCCAATAGATGTTGTTAGAGAATGTTTTAGTAGAATCATCTAATGTTCTAATGTTATTACCAGTAATGAAGATGTTCATTAATGGGTCAGAGATGAACAAATGATCTTTTCTTTGTGCTACTGCAAAATTAACAAATTCATTTTGTACAGCCAGCCAATTAGCACCAACTAATGGCATAGCGTCTAATCTGCTGGCGCTTAATTTGTTAACTTCTGTGTCATAAGCAACTGTGTCATCGAAATAACCAGATGTTGCTGGGTTGAACGAGTTAGCATAAATTGTGCCTAAACCACCTTCAATAGTGATATTAAGCGGGACTACATCATGATTTTGTAGTTTCTCAAACATCTTAGTTAGCTTAGCGGGTATGTTACCAATCTTCTTTGTAGAAAGATCAGCAGATTGGAAATCACCTAGTGGGAACAACGAATCTGTGCTGCCATAATAATCAATTACGGACTGCAGAGCAGCTTGAGGTGCACCAACACGTGTTTCAAACTCTTCATCGGTTTCTGAATCATTGAGCTTCTTGATATTAGGCTGGCTCAAGAAACGAACATACTTTGTAGGTACACCGTTAGCGTCAAGATATGTGCTTCTATTTTTATGAGAAATGTAAGGGTTAACAAGCACAATACAATTTGTTGAATTGTCATCAACACTTTCTAAGAAGAAGCTATTGTCTGTACCACCGTTAGGATTGTGCATGCGACGGTGCGAATCAGTTGAACCGACAATCGACTCTGTCATTTCAAAATCGAGTGCAATTACATCTGGAGAAAACACAGACTGTCTTAGTTTGAATACACCGATAATGGCAGTGTCGTTCAATTTATTGAGCGCAACGTCAAATTTTGGAGCATTCTCTAAAACTTCAGACAAGCTGTCTGTCAAGCCAGTGCTTTCTGCAGATAGTGCAAAGTTTAATCTAGCGCCTGGAACTTGAATGTAATCGTCCTTGACGGCAACATTGTCATTGTTTAGCGAGTAAACTCTGTTGATGTCGTCATAAGGTGTTGCAGGGTTGAGGTTGATGTTGTCAATAACACCAATGTATACACCTTCAAAGCGTGTGTTGATTGTGGACTGTGACTTGTTTAACACAACCATACCGGCAGCGCTCAACGACGGCACATTGGGGAAGAAGCGAGCACCGCTTGTATTGTTTACAAATGTAAATCCTGAACCAGCGAGAATAGAAAGGTATTCTTGTTCAGTTAATTTTATGTGTGTAGGTTTGCCGAATAGGTAAGCACCAGTTGATTCAAAGCCTAGATATGTGCTTGTACCGCCATCAAAATATGATATAACAGGAAATGCTAGGGCACTGTATTCAGAGCTTGTGCCAATTCCATTGCCGTCACCGTATGGTAGGCGATACACCATTACATCTGCGGGCGATTGAAAAACTGCTTTTACAGAGTGATAAAAATATCTCTCTGCGGCGTTAGTAGGTAGTCCAAATATTTGTTCGAATTCAGAAAGTGAAGAAACTTTAACAGGCTCGCTTACAGGGCCTCTCGATGTAAACCCAGGTATTAGTACAGTTGTTACATTTATTTTGTTAGGATTGAGAGATAAATCAATCTCTCTAATTTCAACTCCGGGACTTTCTATTGTACGCGCCATACAAATATTTATGGCCTCTTGGCTACATCTTTTGTATTTTTTTTACAAACTATCTGTATTTTCTACTAAATTGGCAATTAATTGTGAATAATTGAAAGTAAATGTTGTTTCAATTTCTGTTGATGTTCTGTTACTAAGAGTAATGCCACCTAAACTAACTGGAAAAGCGTCTTTATAGAGAAATTCAATTATTTTTTTCTCATATTCGTCCAAAATAAATAAGGAAATATTGGCACGATATTCAATTTTTGTAATATTATATGCATTATTTTTGCTGGTGTTTGCTTGTGTTCCGTCACGTTGGTCATTTAGTAAATTTAACCAAGAATATATAACCCAATAATTGTTAAACCTATTATCTATGGTAAAATTTACTGTGACAGGATCCCAAGGGGGTCGAGATTTAGTAGATATAGTCATAGGCTGACCACTGTATGTTAAATCTTGTGCAGGTATATTAATATCTGGCACAACAGCCCCATACACAGAAAATTGCAATGAATTGGGTATAATGCCCGTGTTAGACCGGGTAAATTTTGCAGCAACTTTTTTAAGTGAGTCCGGAAAATTAAGCACCATAATAAATTTGTCACTACGCGCTTTATTGAAAGGGCTCTGAATAAACTCTGAATTATTAGTTGCCATACATTAATTTAATCTTCTCCAGCCTTGTTGAAACAAGTCATCAACATCTGTTTGATCATTACTGTCTCCTTTTATAACTACTGGCATAGGCATCATGGTTGTCTCTTTGTCTTTTTCGTTACTGTAGATTGATGTTGGGTTAATAAAATTCTTGAGACCATAATCTAGTGCTTTTAGTTTCATGGGTCTTTTATTTTCATCTAACTCTAAGACTTCAAAATATGTATTGACTAACTCACTTTCAAGTATGATTAATGCCCATACTAAACTCATAATTCTGTCATCCCAACTATCAGCACCAGGCTTTGCTGCCCATGTACCGTTAGGAAATCTTACAAACCCGCGTAATTCGTTGAGCGTCTGTATGTCGTGAATTTTTACTGCGCGTAATTCATTCACCCAGTAGCGCATATTGACAACGCCTTTGTATTTTGTATTTGTATGTGCTAGTATGCCAATTTTTTTAAACGTTTTGTCTGCTCCGATTTTAGGCCCGTAAGTGACAACGTTGTCGTAACCTAAAGTGAATTTAAGTTGATCAACAACTTGCGCTCCACAGTTATTACGCTCAATAAGGGCGGGAGGTGAGCCCCAGTGTTTTAATATTTCATGTAACTTAGTTGTAAAATTATAAGGGCTAATTGTACGGTCATGATAAACTGCTACCTGTTTTATTTCTCTAAGATCTGTGATATCTAAAATTTGTATTACGCTTGCTGCTTCTCCAACGCCTTCACTTATATCAACACCCGCTACATATATATGGTCTTTATCAGGTTCATCCCACATTAAATATTTTCCGTCCTCAAAAATAAAATTAGGTTCAATACATTCTGATTTCATTTCTTCGAAAAGTTTTTCGTCTAATGCGCTCTCTCCAGCTTGCAAGAAAACATTTCCAAATTCTTGATCAAAAACTTCTCTACTACCTAGAGTACGAATTGTTTTCTCTTTCCATGCTTCATCACGCCCGGGGAATTCCCACCAGTCAACTTTTTCAGCG